TTAATTATACCCGCCGGTGTATTGAGCGTATGCGTTGAAGTTTTCACGCACCACCCCATTAGAAACGGCGTAGTTTGATGCCACGGTAGTTGACGAAAGCCATACATCCCCGAAGGCGAAGTGGAACGTGCCGGTTATAGAGCCTGCAATAAGCCCCTGGAATACGCTGGGAACGGCGGGAAATCCCGCTGTCATATTTGACGCATTAAGAGAGGCTATTTTACTGGACACCAATCTAACCCCTTTCAAAAAGCTAAGTGTAACATTCCCTGCCGAGCAATCAGTCAGTGTTAACGGGTAATCTTCATCGTTGCCACCAGAAAGTTCAATGTCACCAAGAGCACAATTAACTGCCGAAAGCTTGCTGGCGGTATTTCCAGAGGATATGGTTATTTTTGCAATATTTGGGAATCTAAAATTTTCCACTGAAAGCGCAGAAAACCTAAGAATCCTTGCTGTTTCCACATAGTTTGCCTGATACATAGAACCGCCGTACCAATACGCATATGCACCATAGTTTGACGAGCTTTCATTCCAGCCAAGTGATGGGTCCCCCATGAATTGAGTTATCCCGCCACCTAAGCACAGTGCAACTTTGTGCGAACTACCTGGCGCTGCGCCATTCGACTCATGGTGTCCGTTTTGAACCCATAACGGAGATGACTGTCCGCGTGCCATGATGTCAGCTACGCCATAATTTCTTTCAAATTTGCAATCATAAATTCGAATGAAGTTACTATTATCGCTCACTGCAACAGGAACAGTACCGCTCCCGCGCGGTGACATCATTACCTGAACCGGGGAATAAAGCTGACGAGTTACAACATCCGTGGAAACATCTGCATAGTCCATTCTACTCATCATACGACCCGAGCGCAGAATATTGCATCCGACGATTTTGCTATCCCAGCACCAATCGAAAATAATACCGCCGCCCCAGAATCCGCTGAGAACCACGTTCTCAATTAGATTTTCAACGCCATTAAACGATACTATACCGTGACACCATGACGTATCTGAGTCGCCATTCATGTTAAATGGTGCAATATTTATATTTTTAATCACGCAAACGCCAGGCCACCGCTTTTTAACTGCCGCACGCTGGCTAAACTGGTCGGCTTCTGTCGGCCCCGCATGAACAATTCCGAAGTTTTGATATCTGGTATCTGTCGAGCTTGTAAGATCTAAATATATCTGAGTCCCGTTTATGTTACTAATACCCGCCTCTGAGTTTTTTCGATAGGTCCCCTCAATAATAGTTGGCCATGTGGCCTTGTAGCCCCCTGTGCTGACATTGTAGAAGTTAAGGTCAGGTCGCGCTGCGTGGATGGCATCGCCAAGCGCCTGAGCACCTAGAATAGGACGCTTTAGGTGAATTACGCCGCACGGAAAAATTAGCTTTGGCGAGTACCCTTTCAAATAAACGTTAAGCTGAGCAGCAAAAATCGCATCATCCCAGTTGCCGATCTTGTCGTAGTAAAACTGCAGATACTGCTCTGTTTTGAAGATATTGCTGAACGTGTGTCCAATCGTTCCTGCAGGGTAATCGACGTCGATATCAAACCCAATCATCGAAGAGCCGCCAGGACCTGATAGCTGCTCTAAAATCCACTGTTTGAACTGGTCAGGGTCATATTTCAGTACGTTAGGGAAGTAGAACTGCTGCACGTTGTAAGCATCGTAAACAGCCATAGAATGGCCTTCAACGGTTACAAACTTGGCGATCTGACCGCCATACACGGGGTAGCCGCCGGAGTTAATAATGATCGGCTGGGCGATCGGCACGTGCGTGCCGTCCTCGTTCTCGAGGTATACCTGGATCTGGTTCTCTGGGATTGTCGGATCTGTGTCGATTTTACCGATGTAAATCCGGCCGTTCGCCGCCGCCTTGAACGCACGGGCGAGCGTAAACAGTTGTGATGGCATTGAAACAACGACGTTCGGGATAATGGTGTCAACCATTTATTTTCTCCAGGCGTGCGAAATCCCCACAAGGCGCGGCTTGCGGTAGTGTTGAAGTAGGTTTATGTACCAAAATGGTACTATTGTTGATTTATACAGTTCACCATATCATGCCGATCCACCCACCGGTGAGGCACGACTATGGAAGAGTTAGAGACGCAGTTTCATTTACGGCTACCGAAAGAAATACACGGTAAGATTAAGCAGCGCGCCAAAATGAATGGCCGTTCGCTGAATGCCGAGATCACGCTGATAATCGAAGAGGCGCTATCGCAGCCGCCAAAAATAGCCGGCTTTCGTGACGATGCCGAACGCCTAGCGCACGAACACGCCGAGCAGTTCAAAAAGGTTGTGGTCGAAACGCTGAAGGCAATTTATTCAGAAAAATAAAGGGGCTAGGGCCCCTTAACACTATTTCTTGCAGGCGATGAGAAGATTCCGTGAAATGGTGCTTCCCGCCATGGCGAAGTCAGGTTGAGCTGTAGCAATCCAGCCTTTATCTCCCGCAGAAATAAAGGTGTCATAGCCTTTAGCGCCACAGAGATCGCCAGCTTTCTCTAAACACATACCCCACGTTCTGGCCGTACCGGAGCAATCGATTGAATATGCTTCACGCCCATCAGGAGCGAAGGTCTTCGACGAGTTAGCGCATCCAGCAAGCAATCCTATTGCAGCAATAACCAGAGTTAATTTCTTCATTGATATACCCCTTTTGATTTATGGCATAGATGATATATCTGGTTAGCCGTTTCCGCCATCCTTGGCCATTGGTCAATACTCCCTGCCGCCAGCCTCTCCTGAAAGCCAGCCAATAATCCCCACTCGTGCGATCGCCTGTTTTTCGTCACGCGTCAGAGTTCGGTAGAACGATTTCCACGCGGGGGAATTGGCGATCCGCGTTTCCATTTTCCGATTGATTACCTGCTGCCCCTTCTCCGACAACCTGGCGCCTTTTGCCTGCTTCACAACCGACCTGAACTCAGGCGATGCCAACAGCCGATCTGCCGCAACACTGCGCGCCGGACGGGCGGCTTCTTTGGCCGCCATACCAGCCACCGCGCCATAGCTTAGCGTTGGCCCAACAACCGGGATGTGCCCCAGAACCGTCGTTGCCAACGCGCCCTTACCATGGCGATACACTTTGTCTAGCACCCCGCCTTCCGCATCGAACTGCTTGATAAACGCGTTCAACCTACCGGTTTGGATGCTGCTCTCGCGAGCGTGGCGTACTGCCTGCGACACGGTAAACAGATTCCGTAGGTTGTTGGCCGTCCTGTCACCCAGTTCTCGCTCAACCATCGGCAACATGCCGGATGACTTCAGCCCCTGATACCAGTCCACAAACCCCGGCAGGTGGAACTCATTCTCTTTGCGACTGCCCTGACTGAACGCATCGCGCAGCGACGTGGCCACAACTTCGCGCCGGATCCGTGGTGAGGGGATATCTTGCTGCAGCGCACGAAACCCTTTCGCATCACCTTTGGCCAGGTTGCGGATAGCCAGACTGGCTTTTGTGCCGATGTCGCCGCGCAGGTCTTTGCCCAGCAGGCCGGTTAACGCATCCTCCATCGTTGTTCGCACTCCGATCAGCTTCTTGGCAGCCTGCCATTTATCGCCCATACCAGCAGCGACAACCGCCTGCTCCTGGTCAGCTGTCAGATTCGCATAGAGCTGTTTCAGCGCCCCAGTCTCTTCATCGCGGAACGGCCCCGAGTTTTTACCGATAGCCTGCCCGATCTGCTTGCGGATGTTGTCCAGCCGCGCATACGTTGGCGCAGTAGCTTCAGTGCCAACAGGAGCAACAGAGTTATAAACCCGCTTCTCCATCGTTGATAGATGCTCCGCGCCGCCCAGTTCGTCCGCTTTGCCATCCAGATAGCGAATGATACTGTTCGCCTCAACTGTCTGGCCTTTGGGGATGGCTGCGGCGATTTGGCTATAAAGCTGATCCGATTTATTCTGCACAGTGGCAATACCGCGCTGGAACGAAGACAAAAACTTGTCATTCATCGCAGCTTTGTCCGGTAGTGCGCCAGCGGCGTCCGTCAGATCAGTGGCCTGTTTAGCGATCTTGGTTAGCGCCTGATTCTCCTGTGCCGCCAACTGCGACCCCGGGACGGATTTCAACGCTTGTTCAAAATCACGATAGGCCTGATTGCCGGATACGTGCGACAGCAGCAAATCGTCTTCGCTCAGCCCCAATTGTTTGGCAGCATCGATAACATCCTGTCGCGGTGCAACATCACGGGCGGCGTCCGCCATACGCGGTGCAGTTTCTCGGTCAGCAGCAGCGCCAACACGCGCAGCCACGTCCTGCACTCCTTGTTCGGGTGGTACTGCGGCGGCAGCTTGTGCCCCTGGTGCAGTTGGCGATACTGGTGCAACCTGTTCAGCCACTGCTGCGGTTGCCTGCCCTTCACGTTGTGCGGCGCCACGAATAGCGCCAGCAGCGCGCCCACCGGCAGCCAGCAGTCCGCGACCGATCACGCTGCCGGCTAGGCCTGTGGCAAGGTTACCCGATAGGTCATTATTCTGCGTGGACTGCGCAATCGCGCCGGGGAGGTTTTCCGCCAACATGTTGGCGCCCTGCGTTGCGATACGTTCTGCGCGACCAGCGCCAGCCGTAGAGGCCAGGGCTGCCGCCGTACGTTCAGCGCCGAGGCCAGGAATCAGGTAAGGACCGATCTCAGCCCCCAGTTGCGCGTAGGGGTCAGTTGGCCGCATGCTCTCAGGCAAGCGTAATTGCATGACCTGATCTTCTGCTGGCACGCCGGCTGCGCCAAGGGCGGTATTTACCACCTGGCCGGGGATGTTGGCGACGTTAGCCGCGCTTTGCGCCAGACCGCGACCCGCTTGCCCGAGGTTCTCAGCTAAAGTTGGCTCAGGCACGGCCTGCGCCCACGGCTGCGCGGCCTGTTGGGCAAGCTGCGCCAGTTCCCCTTCACCTCCTGGCTGAGCAGCCGGCTGCGTCCACTGCGCGAAATGGGGGTCTGTGACGTAATTGGCGGTTTCTGTCGGGATATTCTTCATTCTCCCGTCTTTGAGCTTTTGAAGATTACCAGGCCCCATGTTATACGCGGCCAATGCATCCGGCACGTTACCGTGCGCATCGAGCATCTGTTTCAAGTAACGAGCACCAGCCTCGACCTGCAGCGCCGGGTTGCGCTTCAACTCTTCCGGGTCGTAGCCCATGCCGCGCGCCGTAGCAGGCATCACCTGCGCCAGGCCGATGGCACCTTTCGGGCTGATAGCACCCGAGTTGCCGCTACTCTCTTTATTGATCAGCGCGCCGAGCAACCCCGCGGGCAGCCCGAAACGTTGCTCGGCGGCAGAAACAATATCGCCACCCTGTTGTGGTGGCGATTGTTCGGCTTGCGGCTGCTGGTATTTGGTCCACGGCCCCTCGGAAGGTGGTGTGTCCGCTGGCGTACTTTGATATTTCTCCCACGGGCCTGCCATTAGTTCTTTCTCCATCTGTTAGGGTTGCTCGGGTCGCCACCAAGGAACGTATAACCGTCCTGATTTTGCCCCGTTCGCGGTGCGGCCATGCCGCCCTGTCCAGCATTAAACGCATTGATCTTCTGCTGATATGTTTCGACAGTCGGCTGCTGTTTTTGCAAATAGTCAGCTTGGCGCTGCAGAACCTTCTGCCAGTTATCCACGGCAGCACGTGCAGCTTTCGGCGACATGTTCTGGTTAATCGCTAAGAATGCACGCGCGGCAGCCTGCCCCTCTGAATCCGATACCGGTCCGGTGCCTTTCATGCCGATAACGCCCATAAGGCGCGCCTGCCCCTGCATCTGATCGATTTTCGCCCACGCATCCGCGGACGGTGAGCCGGGGATTAGTGAATTAGCTTTGCCACCAAAACCAAACACACGATCAAAATCTTCCGGTTTTATGTTTGGGTCGGGCTGCCCTTCCGCGGGGGCGGGGGCGGTACCTTTAACTTGATTCACCGTTTCCAGCATGTTGGACACGTTACTAACGTTACTTTGATGAGCCCCGACGTAGTCCTGCATTTTCTGCACTGCCGCCTGCTGCGTGGCCTGCGACTTAGCGCTGTTCTCGCCCGCTTTCATGCTCAGTTCCAGTTGTTTATTGGCGTTATCTGCCTGATTCTTTTGGGCGGTAAGATTGAGTTGCTGTTGCCCCTGCGCCAACTGGCCCTGCTGATACTGTGCCTGTTGCTGCAAACGCTGTTGCCCAAGGCCGAGATTTGCCTGCGCGATCTGGCCGGTCTGCTGCAGCTTGGCATTGTTCGCCTGAAGGTCGAAATATTTATCCGGGCCGAGCGAAGCGATCCCCAGATGGTCAACGAACTGGCTAAATCCGGCGGGGTTTTGCTGGTACATCTGCGCTACGTCGGAGGGGTTAACACCAACACGTGTCAAGTCACCGGCGTTGGATTGCAGCCACTGTCCCATTGCCTCAGGGCTTTGCGCTGCTAGTCGTGCCGACGCAGCCAGGCTGCCGACTGTATTGCGCTGGTCTTCGTCGATGAAGCCCATGCCGTTGCGTACAGCTTCGAACTGCTCCGGGTATTTTGCTACCAGACCGCGCATCGCACCACGATCCCCCGAATCAAACGCGTTTGCGTATTCCTGCTGGAATGTCTTCTGCCGCTGGACCTGCTCACCTTTTTGCCAACTGTTGGCGATAGACCCTGCAGCGCCTGCCAATTGCATACCGAGGTTGTTCTCGCCCGCGCGCGTACGGTCGTTATTGTCGCGTATGAAGCTCAGCGCAGTGTTTGCATCGCTGGCCTGCGGAGCATTCGCGTTATTGGTGCCGATGCCAGCCAACAGGCTGCCGGCGTTACCTTGCTGCCACGTCGCCATAACGCCCCCTTAAAAGAGTGAACCAAGTGCGCCAACACCGGCACCGATCGCGGTTCCCCATCCCGGCATGATAGCCGTACCCGCCGCCGCACCAGCTGCAGCGCCCTGGAGTGCGCCGCCGAACTTAGAGGGCTGATTAGCATTCGCCGCCGATAATGATGCCTGCTGCTGAAGCAGCTGCCCGGTATTGTTCGCGTAGGATTGGCCTGCGTTTGCCTGCCCCTGTAACGCACCCAGGCCAATATTGGCAAGGTTCTGATAGTTGTTCATCTGCCCCGTGAGCCAGTTCTGCCCCAGCATCGGGGCGATCGTCGCCAGACCGTTACTGGTTGCAGTGGACCCCAGTCCGCCTGTGGCTTCCGCAGATGCCAGTTGCTGATAGCGAGCCTGATTTGATAGGTCTTGATATTGCCCTGAGTTGTAATAATCGTTGAGCGCAGACTGCTGGCCACCGAGCGACGAAAGGTTTTGCAACTGGCCAACATACTGCTGTGCCAGCGGAGTAAACGGCGCGAGATTCTGCATGTTGGTTTGCCACATCTCGCGTTGCAAGTCAGTAGCCTGGCGAGTAGCGTCCGCCTGTGCGCCGGCGCCGTTATCGCCGCCTTTGCAGAGCACTGCGCTATTGCGCACTTTGTTCATGAGCTGGAAAATTAGCATTTTTGCATGTCCTCATACTGCGAGCGTTTTAGCTGATACAGCGTTACGCCAATTGGCTGGCCGTTACTGATATAGGCGTCATCAAGATGGCCGACTCTGGTCGCGCCCAGCAGCCGAATGATTACTCGTCCGTATTTCGTGGTGTCGGGCACCATCGTGATGCTGTTGGTGAATGGAGAGTTAGCCAGCAACCAGCGACAGAAAAGCCGGTGGCCCTCTAGCGCATACTGACCGCGAAAACCCGGGTCGTAGATAGCGTGACATTCAACGACGCTATGCCAGAAATTGCGCACCTCGTGGACTCCGGCGAGTAACACTCCTTCATAAATCCCGAGATAAACGGCGTCCGGCTTGATGAAGTAGTGATCGCCCGTATCAACGATTTTACCGGTGGTCGCTCGGTCATCGAGAAAAGCCTGTAACCGCACCGGGTTGTCGATTAATTTAATTTCCATCAGTCAATCATCCCGTGCGTGCGCCCCATGTCTTCCAGCGCTTTGATACGCTGCCGCGCCGCTATCAGTGCCGTGGCTAAAGCCTGGATTTCAGCTTGTGAATAAGTGACGCCGACTGTGAACGCCAGATCAGCGTTGAATGCCGATTTGTTCGCGGTACCTGCCGCCGCCGTCCAGCCAGTCTGGCGAGCACCGATCACCTGCAGCCCTGCAACTTTGTACGAAACGCTGACGTTAACGTTGCCGCCGACCTGCAGCTTGTCAGCTGTAGGCACCGGAACATTGCCGACGAGGAAAGATCCACCGGTAGACTGAACGGATTGGCTGGTAGAAACGGCTTTCGATATCGAGTTGACTTGCAGGGTGTCGATGTCGACTTCTGCGGTATCCAGCCTGCCATCTAACGCAGCAATATCCGTGGTGTTTTGCGTGATGCGGGTTTCATGATTGGCAAGCTCCGTTTCGTTGGCTGTTATGCGCAGTTCGTGGTTAACGAGCTCGGCCTCTGCTACGGCGATCCGCGTTTCATGGTTAATCAACGTCGCTTCAGCCGCAGTAATTCGCTGCTCGTGGTTAACGAGCGTTGCTTCTGCTGCGGTGATCCGCGTTTCGTGATTAGCCAGGACCAAATCCTGCTCGTCATTTTTTACCTGAGCATCCCAGGCCCCTTGCCCCGCCTCGTTTGCCTTGCCGGCTACGTTGCCTAAATCGGTGCCTTGCTGGACGACGTAGAGAAAGTAAGGCTGCGAGAAGATTTTAGGTAGGAGCGTTGCATCAATGCGCGTGGCCTGCACGACGACAGGCACATTTAAGTTGTCATCAGCCATCATTCAATCCTCACCGAGCAATCGCTCAGCGTAACCGGCGAGCGGGTGATCACCCGCACCTTAAAGCCGATGTTTTTGCGCACCCGGCCGAGACGGCGCCACAGCACACGCTTGTCGTACGCAAATGGCGCATTGGCGTCAATCATCTGTTCGTGGCCATAATTTGAGCCGTCCGCTGTCGCAGAGATAAATAAGCGTTCCGCATACTGCGAGACGCCTGTTGCCGCCTCCAGTTCGAAATCGAACACGCGCGCGTTGTTGGCTTTGAACATAGGGGTAAACAGCAGGTGCTCGGTTTGCTTGTCGTACTGCGCCGAGGAATCGAACTGCAGAGCACCAACAACGGGTTCCACTTTGTCGCCGGCGGTGATCTGGTTACCTTCGAACATGTAATCAATCGCCCGGTGCACATCGTCAAACAGCCCTGTTTTGAGGATGCACCACTGTGGCCCGTTCTGGCCGGCTGCCGCGTCGTAACACAGCACGTGCCTCGGTAGATGGACGAGGAGCAACTCGTGGCCGTCGAACCTCACGGTTTCCAACACACCAGTAGCCAACTCATCCGCGGTATATCCGCGCAGCACCTTCTCCACCGTTGACGTGGCGATCGTCGTGGCCTGCCCGCTGTTAATGAGATAAATAGACGGCGCGCCAGTAGCTTGATGGCTAATGAACGCGAAGGCATCCGCAAATTCGGTTTTACAGTAGGTGCCAGCAATCCCCTTCTGCACCATTAGCGACGGCTGAGAGACGTAAATCGCGGAGGCGCTATCCGTCGCACCAGTGAGGGAGAAATACTCTATAGTGCTGCTGCCGAACATCACCACGAAATCGCGCCAGATACCGCAGCCGAGAATGCCGTCGGGCTGGCTCTCCGCGCTATAGAAAGGACGGAACCGGTCGGGATGCGATTCATCTTCGAGATCGGTAACCCCGAATGTTTGAGTACCATCTTTCACCCATACATAGCGCCCTCTCGCCCGGCAGGCGTCGCGAACATTGCCAATGTCGTATTGAGCATATGTAACGTCTCCGACCGTTTCAGGCCAGTTCTGCAGCGTTTTAACGGTGCCGTCGTAGCGGTACATCGTCAGCACGCCATTGGCAGCAACTGCCTGGCTGGTAGCACTATGGGCCATGCTGACCCGCAATAAACCAGAGACGTCTCCCCGCTCTTCAACCCCCTTGTACAACTTACCGCCAGCAACGCGGTAAACCAGGTTCTGCACGGTGTTGAACTCGGCTCCGCGAGATGTTCCGGCTACATCTGCCTTTTTGGCCAGCCCAGGAAAAGAACGCAGATAGCCGGCGGCGTTAAGCACTTCTTTCGGCGTGGCCAGCATATTAACAGGCAGGAGGTCGACATAATCCGCATTGCGGTAGTCTTTACCGAGGCCTTTAGCCAGTGGAAGAGTCGGCATCGTCATCACCCTTACGATGGAAATAGTGGTGGCCGTTGTAGGTCGGAATTCGGTTACCAGACCCGATTGGCATCCGGTTCGGGTAGCCCGCATCGCGATATACTTTTTTCGCCCGCTTCAGTGCTGAGGCCTTGACCAGCAGTTCCTTGCCGTAGCGCGCGGTGGTCACCACCTTCTGCAATGGCTCAATCTGGTAATCTGGCGCAATACGCAGCGCCAGATTGTGGTACACCGCGCTGAGATGTGCCGTTTTCAACCCGTGGTCGTCGCCCTCCATCGCCGGTTCGCCTTCAGCGGCAAACTGATACCCAATGTCGATGCCGACCACCGGGTCCTCTCGCCATTCCGCCATCATCATTTCGAGGTCGTTCACACCGTCCTCTACAGATTGCGGTTCGACATCGGTCAGAGTGGCGTTGGAGGCGATGCCAATTTTGCGCAGCGCGGCGAGCACCAGATCGCCTTTGGTCGTGAGATTCATGGTCACCGCCTACCCGTGGTTAAACGAACTCTTCGGCGCTATCTGAAGCCGAGGATTTGCCTTTGCGTTGCTTCTTCGCCGGCTCAGGCTCAGGCTCAGGCTCAGGCTCAGGCTCAGGCTCAGGCTCAGGCTCAGGCTCAGGCTCAGCAGCATCAAAAAGCTGTGATGGGTGGTCAAGCCAGCCATCGGCGAGGTGCACTTCCAACTCCTCGGCTTCGACCACTTTCACGTGGGCTTTAAGCCCCCACACCAGCGTGTCGCCACCGTGTTTGTAAATCATCTGGGACATGGTTAATCCTCAACAATGAAAAAGGGGCCGAAGCCCCTTTTCAGTTGGTTAAGTGGTCTGGTTAGCCAGGCCGACGCCGATCGCTTCCGGACGTACTGCGCACGCGGCATACCACAGCGCAATACGGCATTTACCAGTCAGGGTAGAGATATCGCCCTGCGTCGCGAAGATACCGTTCAGGCCGACGCCAGGAATGGCGAACGACTGGGTTTTCATACCCGCGAACAGTTCGTGGTTAGCCGGGATCGGCTGCGATACCAAACGGATGGAGTCATCAGCCCAGAACACGTTCGTTTCTGCGGTTTTCACGTTCAGGATGTTCACCGCCATGGTGTTAGCCAAGGAGGTGTTGACGTTCGCATACGCACGCTCTTCAGCGGTCAGAGCGGTGTCATCCAGCGCAACCGGCTTAGGTGCGATCGTCACATTGGCACCGTTCACCGCAACAACGGTGAACGTGGCGTCGTGAGTCAGCACGTTTTTAGCCATCTGCGACAGATACTTCACGCCAGCGAAGCTGATCTTATCGCCACGCTTCAAGCCTGTGCCCGCACTCAAAGTGACGGTAGCCACGCGGTTATCGACGTTTTCCTTGTTGCCGTCGGCATCAAGGCGCCACGCTTCTGGCTTGAACTTCTGCGCACCGGCTACGGTCAGCCCGGTGGCAGTAGATGCCGCCAGAGTTGGCAGTTTAGGAGAACGCAGTACGTCATCAAAACCGGCCACCTGCCGCTGAATGCTGCCGTTTTTATAGGCCTCTTCAGGGATGCGGCCGAAGATGTCGCGATTGATCAAGTCGTGGCCTGCGCGCTTGTAATCGCCTGGGTTGAAGAAGTAGGACAAACCTGCGTCACGGTTCAGCTCGCGGGCAAACATGATCTCTTCTGCATCTGCGACGAAGTCCCAGCCACTGCCAGTTGCGGTGCCAATTGGCTGCGGGTTTGTGACAACCAGCGAACCCATATCAACCGCCTGCTGCGCAATCGCCTTTTCGACGTTGTTCGCCAGTTTTTTAGCGGACGCCTGGATGCGGCGGCGATAAGAGCGCTCATCGCGCAGATCGTCAGCACGCAGCTGGAAGAAGTCGTTGTCCGGGTCGCCCATGTTGCACTTCACGGACAATTCCAACACGCCAGTAGCTTTGTCGGTCAGATCCCAGCCGCTTTGGGTCGGTGCTTCCTGCTCAACCGGCAGCCAGAAGGTATTGCCAGAACGCTGCATCGATGGTGCCGCAGGGGAATATTTGTTAGTTTTCTGAGCCATTGGCGTCAGGTTTTCCACGGTTTCGACAATTTCGTCCACCGCGTAGGTGATCATTTGACCTTCGTTAAGAGCCATTATTTGAGTTCCTTAAGCTTTTGTTTGAGCATGCGGTAAGTCGCGGTGTCGCCTTTGTTGGCGGCAGCTTCCATCTGTTTCTGGAGCGAGTCACGGTTAGCTGCAGCAGCCTGGCCTTGCACAGGCTCATCCACCGCCGGCGCGCCGGAGATTTGCTTACCGCGTGGTTTGAGAGTTAAACGGTCTGACAGTCGAGTCAGCTCGATGATGGCCTGCGTTTGCGGCAGGCTCAGGATGTTGCGCGCCTTCTCTGGGTTTGCGCCCAGGTGGTAGAAAATCGCTGCGGATTTCTCGGGGAACAGCGCCATGATCTCCGTATCGATGCCTGGGGCGAGCATCGCGCGGAAGGCGTCTTCTTTCGCCTGATAGTCCGACAGGTTGAGTTTTTCGGCGGCATCGTAGTGTTTACGTGCAGCATCCACATAAACGGCTGACTGCTGAGTGAACTCCTGGGTTTTCTTGCCCTGGGCGGCCACGGCGTTGCTGCGGGCATCCTGCGCTTTCATCAGCCACTCGGTATTAGCGGCGTTGAAAGCGGCGAGCGCGCGGGTTTGGTCGTAGTCGTACTTGGCAAGGCCATCATCAGACAGATATGCGTTGATATCCGGCTGTGCTGGCAGCTCAGGAGCCACTCGCAGGGTGTCCGGCAGTTCGCCACGCTGGACCGCTTCGGCTTGCTGTTCAAGCTCCCGCTGGCGTTTGCGCTCGAGGCGTTTAGCCGCAAATTTGGCGTTGGTAGCCGGGTCCTGCTTTGGTTTTTCCTCATCGTCGTTCAGGACAATATCGAAGCCGTTGTCCTGGCCTTCGCTGGCGTTGGCATTATCGACCAGCTGATCACTCGCAGGTGCCGCCTGCTGGGTGACGGACAGGGTTTGTTCTTCAGTTGCCTGAATTTCGGTGGTGTCGGTCATGATTTAATCTCTCGCTATTGAGGAATCTCGGCTGCTCCGCCGGAGGGTTGATTTGCTTGCTGCATGAGACTGGTTAAATCCATGCGGCGGGAATGGGTCTGGCCTTGCCCTTTGAGGACAAGCTCAGCGTCAGCTCGGGCGCTATCGCCCTGCTTATTCTGGAAATCGCCGAGCAATTTAAGCGCAGCGAGAACATCTTGTTTCTTGGTGCTATCCGCCGAAGCGAGAAGCTGCACAACTTTTGCAGCGGCCACCTGGTAGTCCGTTTGGGCTTTGAACGCCTCAACCTGAATCTTGGCCTGGTCATTCTGCGCCTTCATCAGATCAGCCTGCCCAGTCAGCAATGCCCCCTGCGCCAGTTTATCCTCTGCGCTTGGCTGCCCTTGCTGCTGTTGCGCCTGCATCAACGCCTGTTGCTCTTCTTCGGATTCAGGCTGCTTAAGGCCCATCAGAACCAGCTGCTTGTTGGCATACTCGCGCATGATTTCCACACCCTTGCCATCCAGCAGGGTGAAATACTGCAGGAGCAGCATCTGGAATTCCGGGGTGCCCTGCGGCACTTTGCCGAGCAACTCCTGGATCTCCGCACGGTTCTGGTTTTTCATGCTCTGGAAAGATGGCCCTACGTCGGTATAGGTTTCATATCGGCCGCGGATATCGTTCAGCGTGACCACCTCCCCGGTCTGGTAATCGACAACCTGCGTCATCAGCTGCACATCCTTATCGCTACCATCCGGTAGCGTCACAAGGACGCTTCGAGGCACGTCGTAAATGTCGTTTACCATAGAGGCGTAAACCTCACCGTCGCGGCGCATGGCAGTGGCCAGGTTGTCCTGAAACACATAGGTTTCCAGATCGGCGCGCATGTTCAACTGGTTGACGGTGTCGAATGCCACATTGCTGCCGGCGGCCTCGCTGTCCACACCGAGAGTGGCGACCTCTTTCACTGCATTGGTCGCAGCCTCGAGCATGTAGGCGTTGGCCTGCGGCACCTCTGGGTTGTCCATGTACCCCAGCGGTTGAGGGGGGATGTCGTTGCCGTTCTCGTCCGTGCGGTTCAGCAGGTAATACGGAAAGTCGTCCTGCCCGCTGTACATGTATTCGTAACCTGAAATCTGCTCAGGCCAGAAGAAAGGCTTTTTCTTTGGCGTCCGGGCGACGATATCGGCATTGAACGACATGATCATGTTCCGCAGGCGCTGACCGTCTTTGGTCAGACGGACTACGCCCTCGTAGACCTCTTTGTCGCCAGCGAAACCCCACTCCCCGTAAACCGGGATGATTGGCAGGTGCTCACCGGCGATCAGTTCACGATTTTTCAGAATGCACGACGAGGTGATGATCGACTTATAGACACGGCGACGCTTAACCTTACGCTCTGCAATTTTCTGCATGCCGCGCTCCGCTAACTCGTCGATCACGTCGGCGATATCACGTTTGAAGTAGCTCACCGGTTCGCCAGTCAGGGGGTCCTGATAGATGAATACAGTCTCTTTCTTCTCTTCAACTTCGTAATACTCACCGACGTAGACGACATCCTTCGTCAGCCAGGGGAATAGCCAGGTCATGTCTGGATTCTGAAAGTCGGGAATATCGTCAGGGTCGAAACCTTGCTCCTCGGCGTATGCCTCCCAGCCGCCCAAGCTCATGGCATTGATTACAGTCACGTGCTTGGCGTCTGATTTATCCATCTGTTTGGCGTTGCTGTCCCAGACAACATGCGATGATGCCTCATGGATCGGCAGCCGGCGGATAATCTGGTTGTTGCTGGTTGGGTCCTGGTCTTCATAATCGGTGACCAGACGCCAGGCACCGACGCCCGCCTCGATCTGCTCGCGCACTGCCACGTTGACGGCGATTTTTGCCGTGTTGTGGCGCATGTCAGTGCGATACATGCCCATCAGCGTATCGGCCGCGTCAGGGTCGGCATTGTCTTTCGGGCGGTACAGCACATCGATCGGGTTCTGGCGCATTTCTGCGACCAGCTTGCGCACCACCGGGCGAACAACATCGAACTGCCCCCGGTACTGCAGCGTTGTGTATTGGTTGAGCCAGTCATCCCACTGCGACACCCGAGAAAAATATAGGTCGTTAGTCGCTTCGGTTCTGGCTTCGTCGCTAGACATCCAATCCCGATCAAAGATCGTCAGGATGGTCTGCAGCCTGTCCTGCTGCTTGTCGTTGTCAGCCATCATCTACCTCGTGGGACGTGGGATAGGCCGTATTGGCGCTGGGATTTTTTTCTCTTTGGGCTTCCTGATGTCGCGCATCATCCGCGAGAAGCGGCGCATCATGTAGGCATAGCGAACGGCCGACATAACGTCATCGTTCAGCTTCACTATTTTGCCGTTATCGTCGCGGTGATAGAGCCGGAACTCGTCGAAAAACGGTTCGCAGGTATTGAACACGCGGAATTTGCCCTCAAGCATCAGATCGCGCAGTTCAACCAGCCCAGGCTCGACCGCGTTACCGCCATCTGGCCAAGTGGCGTGATCCTTCAGCATTCTGAAGCCGGCATCACTGTATTGAACTTTCAGTTGTTCACCGCCGCCCTTCTCGTGCTGCAGGCCGTCGTGTGGCCATGCCACAGGGATGTTGTTCGCCCAGGGTTTAACTGCGCTCCATGCTTCGATCGCAGTCTTTTCACTCTTCTTCCAGACCCGTGCCAGATAAAACACATCCTCGTCCTTATCCCACCACAGCTGCACATGTGCCTGTGGATGGTTCCAGCCAAAGTCCTGCCCGTTGATAACGTAGAAGTGATCAGGACATTCGAACGGTTGGCATTTAATGACTTCTTCAGGGATCTGGAAGATGCGACCGCTGCCCATTGTTGGGATGCCTTTCGAACGGGCATCGCGCTCGTGCTCTGGGTAAGACGCGATGATCCTTTCGCGCTCTTCATCCGAATAGTGCTCGGCGTCATGAATGGTCATGGTGATGACCTTTTGCGCTTTGCTCGGGTTTTTCACAAACTTGGTGACAACTGCTGACATCCCCATCAACGGGGTAAATGTCAGCAGTGAGAACTGGCCATATTTGTTGGTACGGGTCAAACCTTCCGAATAGATCGCATATGGCGGTTCTTCGTCGAACCAAACGCCGTGCACCGTGTCGCCCTGCCAGCGCTGGCGCCCTTGGGAGTACGGTTTGAAGTAACAGATGGACATACCGTCTTCGACACCGTTCGGTGCGTGGTGGCGCACCAGTAGGTGATCGACCAGATTCGGGTAGAACGGCGATTTCTTCCAGCTGATGATGTCTTCTTTCGGGATCAGGCCATAGCCTGGCTCGTCGTTCTCTTCGATACGCCCGCAGAGAATACGCTGTGTGGTTTTGGTGACAGTTTCGTTAGTTTCGCCACCGACCCAAAACACTACCGGCTCGTTGAACCGGCGGCCTTGCCAGTCGCCATCGTAGGCGCCGTCATCGGGATAGCCTGCACCGCCCGGATAGCGCCCAGTGAGGTGGAAAGTAACCTCGGCACCGCCGGTGTAGGATTTGCCCAACTGGTTACCGGCCATGAAACAGCGCTCGGTGTAATCGCCGCCAGCGTCCAGAAACTCGCGCTGCTTGGTATACGGGCTGTATTCATAGAGCAGGTGCGTGCGGCGAAATTCGTCTTCCTCTTCCAACAATGCGAGCAGTTCGGCCTGCTCGTCGTCGGTCAGGTCGTCAAGGTCAATCGCTGCGTTTACCACGGTTGAGCAACTCCTTAATGCGCGACTGCCGCACCTCGCGATTAGCAGGCGGGGTGACGTCCTCAGTCTCGATCTTGTCTTTGAAAGCCTGCACGCTGATGTGTTTACCGATCAGCTCAAGGTTTCGCACCTTGTCAGGCCATTTGATTTTTTTCAGCAAGCCGACCATTTCGCGGTCTTCGCCGCGGCCCTCGAACATTTCGGCCAGGTCGAAACCGCTCAGATAGCGGCGCCAGACTGGTGGCCAGTCAATGATTGGCTTGATGCTCATGTCGGTGTTGAAGATGTCCGCCGCGTCCATCTGGTCGATCTCAACCAGACGCAGCAGCACGTAATTGGCATCAACGCCGAGCTGCGCGAGTCGTTCGCGCTTCAGCTCGTCGATGCGTGCGAGAACCTCTGGTTCTTTCAGCAGGCGCGGGCCGATATTGCAGGCTGAACGAGCGCTATACCCTGCCCGCTCAGCCGCCGGTGCTGCCTTCAGATCGATGATGTATTCGCGGCAAAAAAGCTCTTTTTTGTCCTTGAGTTTTCCTGCCATGATTTATTCCTGTCTCGCTCGGTGCGAAAAATTACGCGCCCGCGGTAGTTGCGATGGAGATATTGCCCGTGCCGTCGAAAGTCGCGGATCCGGTGACCGCGCCAGTCAAGGTGATCGTGCGTGCCGTCGCCAGCTTGGTAGCTGCGGCCGCCGTACCGTTGCCAGCCAAAGCGGTGCTGGCGGTAGTGCCCAGCGCCAGGCTCGACGTGCCGGCGCCGATAGCAGTGCGCGCTGCCGCTTGGTTGGCTGCGGTCAGCACCTGTTTCCCTACGGTTGTCGCGTCGGTGATATCCGCTGAGGTGACATCGCCACCGCCACCAGGAGTGAACTGCGCTTCGAAGGTGGCTGCAGACATGAATACCAGTTGGCCGGTTGCGTCCTGCACCAAATAGCCGCCGACAACAGGTTTCCAGTCGCGCATAAAGCTGTCGGTCACAGTTACCACTGGGTAGCCGCCCTCTGGCGTGATAGCGCCGTAGCCGTTGTCCTGCTGACGGATAGCGCTGATTTTCACAGCGTTAACCTGGGTGTTATTACCTGTAAAAATCGGCCATTTGTTGCTCATGCATCACCTCACTGGAAAAGCGGCAACGCGTCTTTCACGCCCTGGATCGCCTTAATCGTACGGGTCAACGGAGTTTGCTCAGCCTGTGCCAGCGCATACTGGCGGGTGAACAGCTCCAGCTTTAAGGATTCATCGGCGATGTATTCGATCGCCTCCTGCGCCGCAGCGGTGTCGTTCTGCACCAGCGACAGGATGCTGAGGCGCAGCTTTTGCTGGTCGGTAAGTTCTGCCATTGGTGAGTCCTCGTGATTGGCGGGTTGTCATTATCGAAGCCCCTCAGTGAAGAGCTTCTGTAATGCGCTTAGCAGTCCATCGGTTGCAGCGAACTGCCGCACTTTACCGGTGTGCGATAGCGCCACGTTGCCAGAGTAGAACCGCTGTCACCCATCAGGTATGCGATATCGCCGCCCGCGCTCGTTTGCCCTTCACCCAGCGTTACCGAGTTGCTGAGGTTGTCGTACCCCTGAAAGGTGATCGTGTTGCTAGCCTGGTGAAAGATCGGGTCATGGGCCGCGTGGATAACTTCGTTACCGTTGGCGGTAATAATTTTCAAAGTGAACATGGTCTCTTCTCCTGGGTCTTCTGTTGGTGGTTAATATTCCTGCTCGCTTGCGTTGTTAACGCCGTCCAGCAGTTGGTTAACGATGTAGGCTGATCGGCTTAAACCGCCGAGCAGCGAATGGTAATTGCCGAGCACATGCCGCCCCTGCACGACTGAACCGTCGTCGGTGATGGCGACCAACACCAGCGTCCGCAGGTTTTCAGTGTCGACCTTCTCCAGAACGTCGAGCAGAATGCGGCGGATCTTCTCTTTGTCATGCTCGACAGCCGGGTCGGTCTCACCCTGCTTAATCAGGTTCAGCTTGGTGACGTTTTCCATAGCGCCCTCACTTAGCCAGGCACACGTTGCGGATGTAATCCTGCAAACCGGCTATCTGGCTGCGGGCGGTTTCGATTCGCTCTCGGAGACGGAAATAATCCCGCTCAGCGGCGTCAGTAAGTCGGGGGCCGGTTGCATCAACCACGCCGGCGGCGCTGGAGGTTGGGCATGTGGCTGAGAGCTGCAACTTGCGAGTGCCAGCGGCAACAAGGCGCTGCAGATCATCAATCTGATTTTTGGCATCGTTCAGTTCCTTGGTGCGGTGCTCGTCGATGGCGGCCACTGCACGCTGTGTGCTGTTCTGCCAGTCGAGTTGGTCAGACAACTGGCTGTTGGCCGTTTGCAGTTTGTCCCGCTCGTGGCGCAGCGCCTGATTGCTGATGGCGAAATACGCCAACAGGCCGAGCACCAGCGCCACAACAGCAACTTGCCAATGCGGTAGCGGCCATGTCATAGCAACGCTGCTCTGGCGCGTTCGAAGCGTTCACGGCGCTGGTCCAGTCCGTGCATCGCCGGGTTGATTCGCTTGGTGGCTTCTCGCACGTCGCTACCGACAAGTGCAATGCTGCGGCTTTGCCAGTACCAGCCCGCAGAGCGCGCGGCGTTAACGTCTACCATCAGCAGTTCGGGGTTGGCTACCAGGTCGAGGCCCAGCGCTTTACCGCATGCTTTGTGGTTGTCGAGGAAGGTGATCTGGATCAGGCCGTGGCCGCGGAACTTCCAGCCATCGCCAGGCAGCTTGTTGCCGTAGCGCCCTTGATAGACCAGGTTGGCGATCGCCTCCTGCCGCGCCGGGTGGTCAGCGGTGCGACCGAGCATTGAGGCCTGGTCACGGCTTATGCGGCTGCCGAAGGTTGCGAGCAGCGCCGCCGGCGTGTAGTCGAAGGACTCCGCCAGTCGTTTGAAGCCAACCGACTCGTGGCCTGTTTGTGCGATGAACATCGCCTGCTGCACCGGTGTTGTAACGCCGAACTCCGCCATAGCGGCAGTGATTGGCTTGAACCAGCGCGCGGCCAGCTCGGCGCTGATACCAGCCGCCCGTTGGAATTGGTCTTGTGTCATGGTTATTACGCCTGCGGTTTACTGTTGTCGTCGCTGACACCGAAGCGCTGGTTCAGAACGCGAATTAGAACACCGCGCACCTTCTCAACGCCGATGAAGCCAATGGCGCCACCCAATGCGATAGTCGCTGCCGGCGGTAAGCCAATGAGTCCCATGCATGACGCTGCGGTCAGGGTCAGCGCGCCGCATAGCGCGCCTTCGAGCAGCATCTGGCGCCAGCCGCCCCCTGTGTAGGCAACACGCAGAATGGTAATCGTGATCGACATAAGCACACCCCCGATAGGCGTTTCTCCGCGCCACCAGGATTGCAGCAGCTCGATCCAGTCGGGCCAGCTGTGAGGGTTGTTCATTTTCATGCCCCTCCCCCTGCCGGCGCGCGGCCAGCTCGGCGGGTTCCAGAAACGAAAAAGCCCCGGCGTTTAGCCAGGGCTGTGAATGGGTATTTTCAATGCGGGGCGCCACCCACCAAGGTACCGACGACACCCCCTACGGTGTTTGGGGAACGATGATTGTTCGGGTGGCGCTTCGCATTGAAAATTGTCGATTTTGAGGACTTTTTAACATAATGACCGTTTCGCGCACCGCCGCAACACCACTCGCACCGCGATCGGAACGAGCTGCATATTTTGTGCAATCTTCTGGGCGATACGGCGGAAAACGGACTGCATAAACCGTGCATAAAACAGGGTGCATTTTGCATAGCCGATTTTATGGCTGAAGCGGCTATTTCTGGCAGTTTTCCATGGTTGGACGCCAGAAACGACAAAGCCCCGCCGAAGCGGGGCCATGTTTCACGAGGCCGGTGTGCATATACAACTCTTGCACGCTACAGGTATAGCATAGGTTTCTGGCTAGCCACAACTATTTTTATCTCGGCCACTTCCGGATCCATATCGAGCGGCATATCAAGCACGGCCAAGCAGCCCTCGACAAAATTGGTTGCTGATTGCAAATGGCGCTCAACGGCAGCCCGGGGTATCCCCACCGCAGCCGCTATGTCCCTCTGTGAGCAACCCGCGATATAGCGCAGGCCGAGCATCAAGATCTCTTCCTCCTGGCGCACACTCTTCAGCCTGGCGATGCAGCCGTCGATCATCAGCCCGTCGTCATCGCTGCACGTCTTGCCGCCACCGACAGGAACGCGAGCTGGCGTCACGGACATTGCCGGCCAGTCCACCGACGTGCATTTTTCTTCACTGACCGCCCAGCGGCCCCACCGTTCAAGTACAAGTTGCATATTTCTGCGCATTCGTCGTGACCTCATCAAACTTAATCTTTTTTGCAATTTCGCCCGCCGCACTTTGCCGGTTGGTGTGGCAACGCGCCGCGAACTGCTATTTGTTCGTTGTAACTTGCGAAAAATTACAAGTTAATGGGCGGAACCACCCGCCCCCACCTGGAACCACCCTTTTCGATCCTTTTCCCTGAAAGACCTTATATATATAAATGGGGTTTTTAGTAGAAAGGTGGTTCCAGTGGTTCCAGTGGTTCCGAGCCGCGCCAAGCTTGACGCAGTTAGTGGAACCACCTCCGATTTCAGGTGGTTCCTAGTGGTTCCGCACGCTCCCATACCTTGCATTTCTTGCCGTCGATCCTTTTCTGTGCACGTTTGTAGCCGCAATTTTGCAAAACATTACTTATTCGCATTTCTTCGCGCTTTCCGATGCTTCGCGGATCCAGCCCGATGGCGTCCCGCAAAACGTCAGCTGCACGTAAAAAATCGCGTGTTCGCGGAACCTGGTCGGTCAGGCTGTCGGGAGCATCGAGCCAGTTTTCGACGATTTCGAGCCACGCATCCTTAATGGTGTGCTGCTCGTGTTCGCTTGCCGCCAGTGTCTCCGCATCGTGGAATTGGACGCCGCCAAGGCGTTTAAACGTCTCCCGCGCCTCTGCCCACAGCTGCAGGACATCCTTTTTAAGCTGATCGACCGCCACTTTACCGACGCGCAGCGGCAGCCACCGGCGGTTACCGGTGTCGTCTGCGAGGAACTCGTCCTGGTTGGTGGTACCGATGAACACCAAGCGGCGCGGGAACTGTGTGGCGAATTCGCGGTACTTGGGGATCCAGTTCTCGTGCGTGCGGGTGATAAATGCCTTGATGGATTCCAGCTCTTTGGAGTGCAGACCGCGCAGCTCCCCTATTTCGGCCACGAGACGCCCGCGCATCTTGCGGGCCAAGTCGTCGTCTTTTTCCGCGAACGATATCTCGGTGAAGAAAGACGGATCCGGCGACAGCGCCGCCACGCCGGTGGATTTACCGCAGCCCTGCGGCCCGACGAGAATAGGCACCATGTCCGCCTTGCAGCCTGGCGACAGTACCCTGCCGGCCAGCGCCGTCCAGGTGTAGAGGGACACCGCGCGGCAGTAGGCGGAAGGCTCAACGCCGAAGTAATGCTGGAAGAAGGTATCGATGCGGGGCACGCCGTCCCATTTGAGCGACTCGAGCCAGGTCATGGCGCTGTCGAACGGTTGCTCGTCGGCGGCCAGCATCACCACATCGCGGATCAGCTCCTTGCCCACCGCCTCGAAGCTGCGGCGCTCCAGAGTGATACGCAGGCGCGAATAGTCGGCGTCGGCGAACGACTGCCACTGGTCGCTGCTCTCGGGCGCAAACATAATTTCGTCGCGGAACTGGTCAAAGCGGATCTGCAGGCCGCAGAAGTCTGGCCGCATCACCGCCTTGGCGGCGTTGTCGATGGTGGCCTTTATCTGCCCTGTTTTTTCGTTGCGGATGAACGCCGGCAGCGGTGGCTTCTCTGTTGGTGCGACGGGCACCACGTCGAAATCGTTGTCGCGTATACCGATCGCATTCAGGTAGTCGCCGTCGTTGCGGTGCGCGCAGCTGGCGTGCAGGCAGCGGAAATGCCCCTGCTCAAAACCGCCGGTGCCCGCAGGGAAATACGCGGTTGCGGTGTTGTCGTTGCTCACGCTGCTGTGGCCATCTTCGAACGGGCAACGTATGTAACGCTCGCCAGCGGTTCCCCACTCCAGCGTCCAGTCGTTGGCGTCGAGGTAGTCAGCCGTCTCGTCGGTGGCGCCAGCATCGCGCCCGCTGCGGTCACGTGCCCGCCCTTCCTTCTCGATGACGGTCTCACCGACACCGAACACGGTTTCGAGCATGGCCCACACTGCCTCGAAATCCTCGGCGCTCAACACCGGGATATCATCCGGCAGCCCGCCTTCCCACTCATAGCGGGAGCCGCTCGGGTGCGTGCCCAGTGCCACAAACTGCTGCCCGGTGGCCAGGAACTCGATGTTGCCGGCTTCGGTGCGCAAGATGCGTTTCGACATCTGGCCTTCGAGCTGGAACGCCAGCAGGAATTTCGGGCTGTTGTCGCGCATACGCTTTGGCAGCGGACCGATCATAGTGGTGACCGCGTTAAGGATAGCTTCAGCGACAGTCGGGTCGGACACGTCCACATCCAGCGCGCGAACGGTGCGCGTCTGCAGCAGGATGCCGTAATCGGGCTGTTTCGCCCAGCGGCTAACGTCGTCGTCGGTGCTGATGCGCGCGGTCCAGTCTTTCAGGCCGGCGACCATGCCCTGCCCGTTGTAATGGCTCGGCGTTTTTCCGGTGGTCTTCAGCTTACTGGTCGGCGAGATCTGCGCATCAGGGCGCGATACCACCGGCAGCAGATCAGGGGTCAGGCCCAGCACAAACGAAAAGTGAAACCAGTCGTCTGGCGCAGCGCCCCAATTTTGTTGTTTTGGCATGGGCTACGCCTTTTCTGCGAGCGACTGAGCTTTTACTTTGTCATGTAAATCACGGAGCGCCTGGGCAACGGAAACGCGAGGGTCCGCCAGTTTGCCTGTCAGGATACGGCTGATCGAAGCCTGGCTGATGCCTGTCTCGCGGCGGATGTCGATCTGCGTCATCCCCGAAGCAATCAGGGACTGCACGATTTCTTTAGGTGATAGGGATTGCATGGTGATGTCCTCACTGCGTTTGAATTCAGGTATGGATTTAATCCTAATTCAGTTTTGAATTCAATGCCAGTGTAGAATATTCACTATAGAATAATGCGCCTTAACTCTCAAAACTGAAAAGGTATAGGCATGCCCCACACAACAGATCGGATCATTGCGAACATCAATCACCTGATGCAAAAGCACAGTGTCGCCACCGTAGCAGACCTGGCTAAGCTGATCCGCGTTCCGCAGCCAACATTCCACCGTCTTATGGCTGGCGAAAACCAGGACCCTAAATACACCCTACTTAAGCGGGTGGCCGACTATTTCAAGATCACCGTGTCAGACTTGGTGGAGAAAGATTTACGCAACCTGCCTACCAGTAACGGCAATGTTTCAGGCAATGTAGAAGAAGTGACCTTTACGCGGGTGCCTGTAATGGGAAGTGCTCAGCTCGGTAGTGAGGGCCATTGGGTCGGACTGGACAATGGTGACGGTTTTGTTAATTGGCCATCCCAAGATCCCGAGGCTTTCGCCCTGCGCTGCAAAGGCGACTCAATGAAACCTCGCATCAAAGATGGCGAGTACGTCGTTGTTGAGCCTAACCACGGCTATTTGCCAGGTGATGAAGTGCTGTTGGTTACCCGCGATGAACAAGTCATGATCAAAACCTTCCTCTACCAACGCGACGGCGCAGTACTGGTTATGTCCGTCAACGAAGAACACCCTCCCCTCAGATTCCCTATCAGTGACGTCGTACGCATCCAGTACGTTGCCGGGATAGCAAAGCCTTCATTACACGGAACGTATTGAATTTTAAAAGGCTAGCGATGCCGCCCGCTTGAGGCGGTAATTTTTTGCATGTTTAAATTCATTTTTGAATTGACGAGATATCCATGTTCGGTTATAAATTCATTATTGAATTCGAAGGTGAATTCAAAACTGATAGTCGAACGGCGCGACTTTAAACCATGCGTCGGAACCGCGGCGGGGCAAGGAGCCGGCAATGCGGGGCAAAGTGAACTTATAAAGCGTCCTGCGGGGCGCTTAATTAAGACCACTGAAGGAGCAAAATGAGATGACAGAAATCGTATTTCAACCAGCCTGTGCAACCCCCTCTAAGTCCATGTCCAATGATTATGTGATAATCAATGAATGCGAAGGGTACAGTCTAGTTAAAGCAGTCTTTGATAAAGATGGCGAATTCACATGTTTTATAGGCTGGGTAGGAGGAGATACGCAAACCTACTCCCCCCAAGACTATAGTGTGTGGGCCCTTTTACCAAGTTCGGCTAATGTTATTTCAGGCCATTTATAAAGCTTTCATATCTCTTTAAATCAGCACGACTAACTACGTCCATTTGGAACATTTTTTCATACATAGCGTGAAGGTTTTTAGTTGTAAGAAACTGCCGAGCAATCAGTAATCGTTCTTCCGCCAGTTTTAAATTAAAGTCGACCAAATCCACTTTTCTCAGTAGAGCGGACATTGCGGGGCTAGACATCCTGGTGGGGTTACATGCGGCTAACTCTCTAAGTACCTTAGTTACTGACATATAGAAAATGCTTTTTAGGTCGTGCTGAGATGTTAAAGAATCAATATGCTCTATCACTCCGATTGGTTCATCGACAGTCTGCTCTTCCCTCTCGGAATATTTTTTATCAAATAATTCTTGTATATCAGCCTCTTTAGATGTTGCCAATCTCGGGACGGTCACTAGATTTGTAGGCACCGCAGCCATTCGTTTAAGTTCAGTACTCGCATAGCGACCAATTACTAACGGGTTTTTAATGTCGTTTATTAAGCTAATGGCCCAATCTATGTTTTTCTCCCCGACCTTTAGTTTATCAGCTTGCTGTCTCCACCCATCGACGCGATCATAAGCTTTGAAAAGAGCTAATTTTCTTTGCTCGTTAGTAAGATTCCGTAAAAACTCCTGTGTCATGTCGTTAAATTTGACATTAAAGTACTTGAATCCGCAATCGTTCCCGATATTAGTTTCAACATCATCATCAGTTACAACAATAAATCCTTTATTGTGCGGTTTATGGCAACTAGTTATACCGCAAGAGCGTTTATCTTTAAGTTCATAACTACCGATAATTCTATGAAGGTTTTTATCTCTAAGATCAACATTCTCCGCAAAGTTTGGTCTGCGAATTATTTCATCCCAGTCTGAAATTTCAAGAATGTCATTACTGTCAGCGCTACTTAACAGATAGATCATGATTTCCCCTTCTTGGATTGTGGAGATCGGATAATACCACACTAACTAGGTCAGTATGCAACCAATTACTGTATGCATACCCAGCAAGTTATCCACAGGCTATAGGACCAACACCCCATGAAATCCCTACATTTCATCCATTCAGGCGTCAGCGGCTGTGCTGAAGTGTCTGGCGCCACTGTGTTCGTGCGCTATGCCGGCTCAGGTTTTCACCTGTCGGCCGCTAAAGAAGGCCTGCGCAAGAAGATCATGGCCGAGCTGGCGAAAGCCGGTCTGCTGCCGAAAACCATAAAGTCCTGATAAGGAGAGCACCATGCCAACGCAAGAACAGAAACAAGCTGAGTTTGAAGAAGTTGTAAGGCCGCTTATCAAGTGGCTGGCCCAAAGCGTTCACCCACACCACACAGTGGTTGTCACCAGTACGCACGCCGAACTGCTGGAAGGCCAGGTCGTAGTGTCCACCGAAGAATACCTGCGCGATTAACACCCCGAATCATCCATTGCTGTGTGTAGTCTTTGCCCCGCTCGTCGGGGCTTTTTTCTATCTGTGAGCGCGCTGCCGCATGCCCTGCCGGACTTAGTGTCGGTGAAACGGACGGGGCAACCAGCGCGCTCACAGATAGCAAAAGGAGCCTACCCCATGAATTCCTTAGTACGTATGCAACACCGTCACCGTGTGACTGGTGCGGATTTTCACACCCCGAAAACGCGCGGCCTGCTGTACCCGCTGGTTCTGCTGTGCGTTGCCTTTTTCATCCTCTACTTAGCGAGATAGCAGAATGCAGACCACTACCTATAAAGGTTTCAAGCAAGACCTCACCTGTCGCGGCTTTCAGTTTGAGATGGGCAAAACGTTTGAGCACAAAGGCAAGGTAGAAGCCTGTTCGGGCGGCTTCCACTCCTGCGAATACCCGCTCGACTGCTTCAGCTACTACCCGCCAGCGGAAAGCCGCTACGCCGAGACAATCGCCGCGGGTAAGGTCAGCCGTGAGGATGGAGGCGACAGCAAAATCGCAAGCGCCACCATCACGATCAAAGCGGAAATTTCCATGCACCAAATGGTGGCCCGCGCGATTGAGTGGATCTGGAGCAAGGTTGACAGGTCGTTAGAACAGACCAACACCGGCAACCGCTCGGCGGCCAGCAACACCGGCAACCGCTCGGCGGCCAGCAACACCGGCAACCGCTCGGCGGCCAGCAACACCGGCGACCGCTCGGCGGCCAGCAACACCGGCGACTACTCGGCGGCCAGCAACACCGGCGACTACTCGGCGGCCAGCAACACCGGCTACCGCTCGGCGGCCAGCAACACCGGCAACCGCTCGGCGGCCAGCAACACCGGCGACTACTCGGCGGCCAGCAACACCGGCGACCGCTCGGCGGCCAGCAACACCGGCTACCGCTCGGCGGCCAGCAACACCGGCAACCGCTCGGCGGCCAGCAACACCGGCGACTACTCGGCGGCCAGCAACACCGGCGACCGCTCGGCGGCCAGCAACACCGGCAACCGCTCGGCGGCCAGCAACACCGGCGACTACTCGGCGGCCAGCAACACCGGCGACTACTCGGCGGCCAGCAACACCGGCTACCGCTCGGCGGCCAGCAACACCGGCAACCGCTCGGCGGCCAGCAACACCGGCGACTACTCGGCGGCCAGCAACACCGGCGACTACTCGGCGGCCAGCAACACCGGCTACCGCTCGGCGGCCGAAGTGAGCGGATCTCATTCGGTTGCCGCAGCTTTCGGCATTGAAAGCAAAGCCCGTGCATCAGAAAACAGCGCGCTCGTCCTCTGTTACCGGAGCGACGAAGGCGAACTGATCCATATCCGCGCCAGCAAGGTTGGCGACAACGGCATTAAACCCAACACCTGGTACACCCTGAACGAAAACGGCCAGTTTGTAGAAATTGAGGAGTAATAAATGAGCCTGGAATCGAATCTCGAGTTAAACAACAAGCTGGTCGCTGAACAAAACGGCCTGCTAACCCAACTACTGGCGGCGCTGGCCGGCGGGAAAACCTTCACCGCGGACACGCCGCACCAGCCGAAAGCCGAAAGTAAGACGGGAACCAAGGGTAAAGAAGCACGCAAAGGCCCGTTCTACGCCAAGCACAACGGCACCGAAATCACCTTTATGGCTGACACCTGGGACGACTTCGAGAAGGCGGACGCTGATTCACCTTACGGTGGTATCACGGAAATCACCAAAGTCGAATTCCTGCAGTTGAAAGAGCACAGCGATAAAAAAGTAATCAAACCCATCACCCTGGAAGAACAACCCCTGCCGGTTGCCGTGGCGCTGGCGGTGATCTACGGCGCTAAACCTGCCGTTTCACTAACGCCTGAAATGATGACGCACGCCGTCAACATCACGGAAACCACCGACGGCGATGAACGCGACGCGCAGATCGACGCGCTGACGATGGCGCTGAAAGGTGTTGACCGTGCCAAGAAGATGCACGGCACCGGTGTGTTCGACCTCGCGCTGCAACTGGTTGAGCACTGGGACGCACTCCCGGGCATCACAGAGCGTCGCGCTTACGCCGAACTGCTGCTGGATACCCCGAAAGAGAAGCGCGCCGACGTGAAGCCGGCCAAGCCAAAGGCGACCACAAAAGGCAAAACCACAGCCGCAGAGACAGTCACTACCTCCGCCGAAGGCGAAGCGCCAGACGCGGCAGCGCTGCTGGAACAGGGCAAGCAACTGATCATTCAGAAAATCGCACCGAAAGCACCGGCTGACCTGCGCAAAACGCTGGATCTGTTTGGCCTTAAAAAACTCACCGACTGCCCCGAAGAAAAACTGCCAGACGTTGTGGCGGCGCTGGAGCAGTTGGCCGAAGCCCTGGAGGCGTGACCCATGCCTGACACTCACGCACGACTCAGCCCCTCAGGGGCTGAAAAATGGATGAACTGCCCTGGCAGCCTGGCGATGGAAGCCGGGCTGGTTGATGAAGGGTCAGAGTTTGCGCTGGAAGGCACAGCAGCGCACGCGCTGGCCGAGTGTGTCCTGCGCAACCGTCTGGACCCAACGCTCGCAGGCATCGAACTCAACGGCGGCCAAGAGGCGGCAGATTACATCGGCACCTATCCACTGGCGAAAGGAGAAAGCGACGCCGGGCCGCAGGTTACCGACGACATGGCCGATTTCGTGCAGCGTTACATTGACACGGTCTGGGCTTTGGCCGACGGCAACAGCCTGCTGGTTGAGCAGCGCGTCGACTTCTCCAACGTGGTCGGCGTACCGGGTCAGTTCGGCACGGCCGACGCCGTCATCATCACCCCCACCGAGTTGCAGGTGCACGACCTGAAGTTTGGGCGCGGAGTAAAGGTGGACGCGGAGAACAACAAGCAGCTGCAGCTGTATGCGCTCGGTGCGCTGGAGCAGTTCGGCATGCTGCAGGACTTCGAAACCGTCCGCATGTTCATTCACCAACCGAGGATTGGCAACGAATCGGAATGGGCGGTAAGCGTCGATGAACTGCGTGCATTCGGCGAACTGGCGCGCGAGGCTGCCGCCGCTGCCATCGTCACGGCGAACATTGCCGAGTGCGAAGGCATCGACACCCTGCCGGCTGACGTCTTTAACCCGGGCGAAAAACAATGCCGGTGGTGCAAAGCGGCCGGCGGCCTGTGCAAAGCCGAGGCGCAGCAGCACTTAGATTCAATGGCAGGTGATTTCGTCGACTTGACCCAGCCGCTGGCACCGCAGCTGGCCACCGCCGGGCAACGCGTCGCGGTGCTGACACCGGAAGAACTGGCCGCGCTCTACCAGCAGGTGGATGCGATCGAGGGCTTCTGCAAAGGCGTACGCGGCAGAGTCAATAACGAACTGGCCGCAGGGCACGCGGTACCGGGGTTAAAACTGGTGGAAGGCAAACAAGGCAACCGCGCCTGGGGCGACGAAGAGGCCGCCCGTGCACTGCTGAAAGACACCTTCCGCTACAAGAACGAGGAGGTTTACGACTTTAAGCTAATCAGCCCGACCAAGGCCGAGAAGTTGATCAAGAAAGCCGCCCCTCGCCGCTGGCCGAAGGTAGAAGCTCTGATCTCCCGCGCTGACGGCAAGCCCGTTATTGCCCCCGAATCTGACCCGCGCCCTGCGTTGGTTATCAATCACGAAAACGATTTTGAAAACGTGGACGCCGTCGAGGCAGCCGCAGAATTTATCTGAGGAGAACACCCTATGAAACTGAATTTACCTAACACCCGACTGACCTTCCCTTCCCTGTTTGAAGCCTCAGATTTTGACGGCGACGGCAACTTCAAATACCGCGCAGGTCTGCTGATCCCGAAAGGCAGCGAAAACGATAAAAAAATCTGGGCCGCCGTCAAGCAAGTTGCGAAAGATGCCTGGGGTGCAAAGTACGAAAGCATTTTGGAAAGCATCAAACATATTCCTAACCGCGCCGGCTATCGCGATGGAGATGTGAAAGGTGCTGAAGAGTATGCAGGCTGTATGTACCTGAACGCGTCCAATAAAGCACGGCCATTAGTTATCGACCGCGATAAAACACCTTTGGTTGCCGCCGACGGCCGCCCATACAGCGGGTGTTATGTGAACGCAGTCGTAACAATCTACGCCTACGACAATAAAGGCAAAGGTATCGGCTTCTCGCTGGGCGGTATCCAATTCTATCGCGACGGCGACGCTTTCGCTGGCGGCGGTGTGGCCAGCGGCGACGACTTCGACAGCATCGAAGAAGGCACCGACGCAGGCGAGTTCGTTTAAGCCTGGGGGTTAAGCCCTTCACTCCGTGGGGGGCTCTCAGGAGCGCCAACATTCGCATCTGATACTTCATTTTTCGGCAACGAATTAACTGAGTCTTTCATTTGAATTAGTTGCCCATTAGATAGTTGAATGGATAATAGTTCACTATTTATCCTGTCAGCCTTCGCCTCTCGTGGAAAACGGAAAAACATCATCTTAGCAAACCAAAAATAAAAAACACTCAAGCCAAGTATAGTAACACGAGGCCACTCTGGCATGTCGGGAAAAGGAAAATACCCAAAAGCACCAGTGGCCATAACAATGTATGTCGACCCCATAAAGAAAAGGCTACAACCACCCAACTCAAAATAAAACCTTCTAGTTTTGTACTCTTTAGTTGATGTATTTAACCGCAATACACTGTGAGCGCCCTCCGCTTGTATAAAAGGGAGCAACCACTTGTAATTATTAACATCAAGATTATCGCCAGACCTATTCTGCAAATACACCCACTTACTTCTAGATTCAGCATTTTTTATCTTTACGTGCGGATACATTACTAATTCATTAAGTTTAGCACTGAGATACTTCTTATCCTCTTCACTTAAGTTGCATTCATTATCTTTAATTATTTCGTTTATATCTTTTATCCTGTTTTTACCAATAGAACCCTCCCCGGTGAAAAACTTATAACAAGTAGTAACCAGCATGGTAATTAAAGGAATTCCAGCGGTTAATGCAGTCCAAAACTCTTTACTGCTAAGAAGTGCACTCCAAGTCATAGCTACCCTTTAAGGTGAGGAAATGCCTAATATACTCTGGCTCGACCTAGAAACCTACTGCGAAACCCCGATAAAGAGCGGCACCCACGCCTACGCTGAAGGCGTCGAGATCATGCTGTTCGCCTGGGCAATCGACGACGGCCCAGTGAACGTGCACGACTTCACCGAAGACCAGCATTTACCGGCGAAACTGCTCGCTGCGCTCGGCGATGAGAACGTGCTGATCTACGCACACAACAGTCATTTCGACCGCACAATGCTGCGCCACGCACTTCAGCGATTGCGGCCTGGTATCGTGGCGGGTGGCGTTGAGCGCTGGCGCGACACAATGGTGAAGGCGCTGGCGCACGGCCTACCCGGCGCGCTGGGCGCACTGTGCGAAGTGCTCAACGTCGACACTGACAAGGCGAAAGACAAAGCTGGTAAGCAGCTGATCCAGCTGTTTTGCAAACCGCGACCTAAGAACAGCAAACTGCGCCGCGCAACGAGCAAATCACATCCTGTAGAGTGGCAGCGCTTCGTTGATTACGCCGGCCTCGACATCCATGCCATGCGCGCCGTCGACGCCAAACTGCCGAACTGGAACTATCAGGGCGCCGAGCTGGCTCTGTGGCATCGAGATCAACAGATCAACGACCGTGGCGTGTGCATGGACATAGAACTGGCCGAAGCCGCCATTACCGCTGTTGGCGATGAACAGTTGCTGCTGGCCAAGCGCACGCAGGAAATGACCGACGGCGAAGTGCAGGCAGCGACGCAGCGCGACGCCATGTTGAAACATATCCTTGAGGCTTTCGGCGTTGAACTGCCAGACATGCAGAAAAGCACGCTCGAGCGTCGCATTAACGACCCCGACCTGCCCGCGCCGTTGCGCGAACTGCTGACTATCCGCCTTGCGGCCTGTACAACCAGCACCAGCAAATATAAAGCGCTGATGAAAGGCGTCAGTAGCGACGGTCGACTGCGCGGCACACTGCAATTCTGCGGTGCCAGCCGCACCGGGCGTTGGGCCGGGCGGTTATTCCAGCCGCAAAACCTCCCTCGCCCAACGATGAAGCAGGAACAAATCGATCAGGGCATTGAGGCGTTGAAACTGGGCGTTGCCGATCTGGTATTCGAAAACATCATGGAATTGACCAGTTCCGCGCTGCGCGGCTGCATCATGGCGCCACCAGGCAAAAAGCTGGTTGTCAGCGACCTGTCAAATATCGAGGGCCGGTTCCTGGCATGGCTTGCCGGTGAAGAGTGGAAGCTGCAGGCGTTCCGCGATTACGACAATATCATCGGCACCGACGAGAACGGCGAACCGATTCGCGCAGGCCACGACCTGTATAAACTGGCTTACGCCCGTGCCTTCAACATGACGCCCGAAGAAGTCGATAAGGCCATGCGCCAGATCGGCAAGGTGATGGAGTTGGGGCTGGGTTTCGGCGGTGGTGTGGCGGCGTTCGTGACGTTCGCCCTGGTCTACGGGCTCGACCTGGAAGACCTGGCCGACGCTGCGCTACCTAACATCCCGATCGCTATTCAGCGAGAAGCGAGAAGTTGGTGGCAGGCATCGGTTAAGCAGAAAAAAACCTATGGCCTGTCCGAAAGAGTGTTTATCACCTGCGACTCACTGAAACGCCTATGGCGCAACGCACACCCGGAAACAGTCAGCCTGTGGTCCGAACTGGAGAACGCTGTGCGCCGCGCAATCGCGCAACCCGGTAAGCAGTTCAACTGCCGGCGCCTGAAGGTTCGCAAAGATGGCTCATGGCTGCGCATCGCCCTGCCGTCTGGCCGTGTCGTTTGCTACCCCGGCGCGGCCATCGTCAAAGGCGATATCACTTACATGGGGATGAACCCCTACTCGCGCAAATGGCAGCGACTCAAAACCTACGGCGGGAAACTGGTGGAGAACGTTACCCAGGCCGGTGCTCGTGATGTGCTCGCCGGTAACATGCCAGCCGTCGAGGCACGAGGCTACGAGATCGTGCTTACCGTGCACGATGAGGTGATCACCGAAGCACCGGACAAAGACTTCTACTTCCACGATCAGCTAAGTCGGCTGCTCGCCACTAACCCTGCATGGGCGCCTGATCTACCGCTAAACGCCAGCGGGTTCGAGGCCTACCACTACCGGAAGGATTGATATGCCTAGGAGGACATAGTAACCGGTTAGGATCGCGGCAAGTAACTTTGTAAGTAGCTATGAGCCTCGGGTTTTATAACTATATTCCACCCGTTCTCGTCACTCTGGAAAAGGTTAGGGTAGGCTTTTATAATAGCGTTATTCTTCTCTACCATAGACTCATGGTTACTGGCCCCATATCTAGCATTATTTGTAAGCTTATCACTTTCGTTTTTTAATAAAACGATTTCTTTTTGTAGGTCATGTATAACCTGTTGCGCACTACTGCTACTAGCCGCCGCATCTTTGAAATTCTCTTGCAGAGTTTCATTGTGTTTATTTAAGTTATCAACTGCAAGCTGCACTTTACTATTTAATTCCTTTGCTGCATCTAGGTCTCGGCGGATTCTTTCATTCTCCGCACTAAGAGTTTCGATCTCTTTCTTTACATTGTTAATATTGTGTTCAATATTTTGTTCTTCTTGTCTATATGCTAACTTTCTTTTAGCTTCATGTTGGGCGATCTTGAACTCAGATGATGCGTTTTTTTCTTTTGAAAGGGCCTGCTGTGCTTTGGCCCTTTCTAACGGTCCACTTTGATGTTTTAAAACCAAAAGATGTATCTGCGGCAACATAAACAGTAGAAGCGCCGTTGTAAGTAAGGGGCCAATCAAATAATCACTTATATCCATCTTACTTGATAGAGATAATAAAGTAGCCTCTATAGGTTTTTTACTTAAAAGTAAAACCAGTACAGACGAAATATTGAAAGACAACCAACAGAAAATGAAAGTGCCAAAAACTGGGCTTTTAACTCTATCTTCAGATGATTGTTTAAACGAAGAAAACCATTCCCCAAAGAAACTTAGCATTATTCCCTCCTCTGACGGGCCTTAGCGATATAGTAAAATTACATGGGCTATCAAAAGATAAATAGCATAGTCATGCACCACTTTCAATTTAAAGAGAAAATAACATGGCCTACACCCGTGAATCATCTGTTGAGCGGCACCTGGGGGCAAAGGTTAAAGCCGCTGGAGGGACCGCTTACAAATTCACGTCACCGGGGCGCCGCGGCGTGCCAGATCGGCTGGTACTGCTCCCCGGCGGGCGGGCGATATTTGTCGAGTGCAAAGCACCTGGCGAACATCCGCGGCCAGATCAGGTGCGCGAGCACAACCGGCTCCGTGCACTGGGCTTCGAGGTGGTGGTTTTAGACAGTAAAAATCTGGAGGGAATATTGTGAAAGGGTTGAACGTTTTGAACTGGACACGACGCACCACATGGTGCGTCGTTTTAGCATTATGCGCCAACTTCTGGCTCGGCGCCTTTGGGTTGCTGCTGCTGATCGCTATTGCTGATCATTATTATTATTACTCAACTATCAATTTAGGGAAAATATTGTAATACTGAACGTCAAAGCACTCCCTATATTTATCCGCACCTCCAGAGGATTTTATCTCCTTAAGAGTTAAAGCTTCACTTGATGGAACCCTCTTGAAATACTTCATATTACCATCACAACGACCCAAAATAGCCCCTGAACCTGAGGAGTTTATAAATATATAATCACCTTTTTGGTTTGCACTGTCATTTTTTTCAACCAAAAAAACGGAATCATGTTTTGAAGCAATCAAAAAACCGCTTGATATACAGCAAAACACAGAAGATAAAAAAATAAAAAATATGAATAACTGTCTTGCGGGTTCGCTTACCACAGTTAAATAGTTAACCATAGCAAAACAAGCCGCCACTAAAAAAGCCACTGTAAGTATTGATATTAATGCAATGATTTTATAGCCAACAAGCCCCTTAAAACCCAACTGATAGCCAAGTTGGAAACCTATGACCACGTTATACAGCCCTAACGCGGAGTACCCTACAGCTAACGAAATCCAAAAAGGATGTACCTTTGCTTTAAGCCCAAAGTCTAAACCCGTAATTGCTAACGACGGAATGAACAGTAGAAGGAAATCGGCACCAACCTTTAGCATATTACTTATTGATATTTCTATGAGGTCATACGGGTATCCAAAATAAAATGAAAACCCCAGGTAATATAAATACGTTGAGAAATACGCCACCACAGGAATAATTGATATTATTGAAATATCCTTAAGTATTTTCAGTTTGTTTTCCCCATATTTTTCCATTTTATCGCGCACCGAGTTCATTCAATTCACTTTACTATATCGGAATACGTGATGGCTAAAAACACATTTAACCCCCGCCCTTACCAGAATCTCATTATTGACCACGCCCTACAGGTACCGCGCTCAAACGTCTGGGCTGGTATGGGTATGGGCAAAACGGTGGGCACACTCAGCAGCCTTGAGGCGCTCTATTGCTCCGGTGAAGAGACGCAGCCAACGCTCGTTCTGGCGCCTCTGCGCGTGGCGGCCAGCACTTGGCCGGATGAGGTCGCTAAATGGGACCACCTGCGCAACATAGAAATGCAACCAATCGTCGGCACCGCTAAAGAACGCGCCGCGGCACTGCTGAACAGCAACGCCAGCGTATTCACCACCAACTATGACAACCTGGTGTGGTTAGTTGAGCAACTCGGCGGCCGCTGGCCGTTTGGCACCGTGATAGCGGACGAGAGCACCCGGTTAAAGTCCTTCAGGTTGCGCGCAGGCGGGAAACGCGCTGCGGCGCTGGCCAAGGTGGCGCACAAACACGTGCACCGCTGGGTAAACCTTACCGGCACGCCGGCGCCGAATGGCCTAATCGACTTATGGGGCCAGGCGTGGTTCGTTGACCGCGGCGATCGGTTGGGCCGTACATTCGGAGCGTTCACCTCGCGCTGGTTCAACAGCATTCAGTTCCCTGGTCAGCAGTGGTCAAAACTGGAACCGTGGCCGCATGCGCAGGAGCAGATGCAGGCGGCGCTCGCCGACGTGACGATCTCCCTGGACGCCGCCGACTGGTTCGACATCGACGAACCCATCCACAACGTGATCCGCGTAGAGCTGCCGTCAAACGCGCGCCAACAATATCAAGGCATGGAAAAGGAAATGTTCCTTGAGCTAAACGGCGCTGATATCGAGGCGCTGAACGCCGCGGCCAAAACGGTGAAATGTTTGCAGATCGCCAGCGGCGCCATCTACACCGACGACGCAGGCAACTGGGCAGAAGTGCATGATGGGAAGCTGCAGGCGCTGGACAGCATCCTGGCCGAAGCCGGTGGCATGTCTGTGTTGGTCGCCTACCACTGGAAGCACGACCTGCAGCGATTGCAAAAAGCCTTCCCCAAAGGCCGCCAGCTCGATGCAGACCCACAGACGATCCGTGACTGGAACGCCGGAAAGATACCGGTGCTGTTCGCACATCCCGCCAGCGCCGGCCACGGCCTTAACCTGCAAGACGGCGGCAACATTCTGGTGTTTTTCTCGCACTGGTGGGATCTGGAGCAGTACCAACAAATTATCGAACGCATCGGGCCAACGCGCCAGGCGCAAGCCGGCCATCACCGTCCGGTGTGGATACACCACATTATCGCCGCCGACACCACTGACGAAATGGTAATGGAGCGGCGCAATTCAAAACGTGAAGTGCAGGACATCCTGCTCGAAGCAATGAAGAAGAGAGGCATGTGATGGGCGAGAATCCAATTATCTTTACGCGGGACGTTCTGGCCCGCTATCAAATATCAGAGAAAACGTTATGGAAGTGGCGAGACCCGAAGAAAATGCCAAAAGGGTTTAAACTTCACTTCCCCGCGCCAACGATCCCTGGGGTCCCAAACCGCTGGCGTCTCTCCGATGTGCTTGCATGGGAAGAAGCCAGCAGCCAGAAGTAAGTTACATTGTCACCTTCTTGACGTAATCCTCCCACACAGACAGCCATTTCCGCTGATCGTCCATATAATCATGCAGATTGTAATGCGCCATGACACCCGCCATAGCGTGGCCGAGTATTTTCTCGATCACGTGCGGCGGGCAACCCTGCTCCGATAGTTTGGTTGCAAGGGTACGGCGCAAATCATGCATGCTCCACCGTTCCATCCCCGCCCCTTCAAAAACCGACTTAGCATAGTTCGCCGCAACCTGGTTACCCACAGGTCTATCAAACTCTTTGCCGGGGGCGGGACGTTGGGAGGTTGCGACGTATCGCGTGTTTACCTTCTCTTTGTGCTCAAGCAACAGCGCTTTTGCCGCCGCCGGTAACGCACGCCTAACAGCCACCCCGGTTTTGTATTCCTCTTTTGGCACTGTCCAGGTGTTGTCCTCAAAATCAAACCACTCCCATTTAGCACACCTGATCTCTGCCGTTCTACACCCGGTAAGCATCATAAATCTAATCATCAGCCGGGGCTCGTCCGTCATGCGGTCGTCCAGCCAATCCCAAACTTGTTTCATTTCTCGATCTGATAAGTAGCGTTTCCGACGCGATGGCGCGATACCCACGTCTTTAGGCTCCAGGCCTTCAAGCGGATTGGCTTCGATGTACCCACGGTTTACACAAAACTTGAAGGCGCGTTTACATAGAGAAGTCATGAAATTAGCCATTACGCTACTTTTGATACTATCTAACACTTCAAGCCAGTGCATGCGGCCTGTGGCCTCGATCCGTATATTGCCTAACTTAGACTGGATGTGCTTTGCATAAACCAACTGGTAGTAGTCAATTTTGACGGATTTGTTCGGTTTGCAGTATTTATCTATCCAATATGCAAAAGCACTATCAACCGTTGGCGCATCGCTACGGGAGACCCGCTCCAGCTTAACTTTTTCTCGAGGGTCATATCCCTCAGTTAGCCAACCGCGCATCACCTGACGACGCTCACGTGCCTGGGCTATCGTCATCTGTGGGTATTCACCCACAGTGATCTGCACCGGCTTGGATAGCCATCGGTACCGGTAAAAGAAAGTAACTTTGCCCGCCTGGCTGATCCGAGCATTCAGCCCGTGTGCATCGGCAATCACCTCAATTGAATCTCTTTTCTTGCCTAAAGCTTTTTTAAGTTTTGTATCAGTTAGCAT